AGTCATGCCCCAAGCATTAGGAATTTTTATCTGGCTGGGCAAATAAAGATCTATTTCTTTTCTTTTTATGTGAAAAAGATCTTTGTCTTCATATGCGGAAAGTATATCGGCAACAGTTTGAATTTGCTCTTGAATTTCAGGGCTATTGTTAACCACAGGGGCAGCAAGATAAATCTTCATAACTTTCATATCATCCTTTCTAAGTTTTCTCTATTTGCGGTGCACATGTCCCAGAACTCTATCCATTTGTCGGGATCTTTGGGGTCAACATAACACCCTTTGCTCGCAAGTATGCGGCACTTGCTCTCAATGGCGGACTGGCGCCGTCGAGCAGATTCCCGTTCCATTTTACGCAACTCCTATTCCCATTCATCACGTAATCTCTGAAGTTCTTTTCTTCCGCACTCATTGCATAAGTACCCTTTTTCCGGCGCATCATTTTGGAACGTGCGTCCACACTCTGGACAAGTGTGGGTCCATCTTTTTCCTTGTGCAACGAGTTTTGCGATTTGTTTTTCATCTTCAATGAATTTGTTCCATAAATCGTCATCTGAATTCCGAATGTGTTCCAAAACGCTAGACCCAACAGACTCAGCGTAAGTAGTATCGTATTCCATAATATATTCATCACCATACATCAAGATATGCCCAGAGTAAGAATACCAGCAGCAAACAACCAATCATAATTTCAATTCCAGGCATCCACCATGGCATACTATCCCTCCTCTATTTTCTATAAATATTATAATATATTTTTTAGAGATTTTCAAGTGGGCATCTTTTTGAACTTGACTTGACCAATTTTTTTTATTATAATGAAGATGTAGTGAGAACGAGCCCTAATGTCTCACCAAAGGAGAGTGAATAGTATAATTAAATTAGATTATGCAATTAAATCTCCCGAAGAGCGTTTAAAGTTAGTAAATTTAATTTTGGAAGAAACTCCCGACCCAAGCGAGTAGTATCTCGAAATTCTCGGTAACTATTTAGTGCTCAACATGGAGAAAGAAGAGAAAAAGGAGAGGAAGATACTCACTGATAATCGAATGGCGACTATCAATAAACGAGAAACTTCCTATGAAGGTCTGGTCGGTTAGTTAGAAAATGGCGAAGATGGTATATATAATTTAATTGCGGAAAATGGTAAAAATATAATATTTCAACCTAAGGTAACTATTACTAAAAAAGATTTAGAAGAAATTGAGCCATTGCGGCAGTTGCGCGAAAGTATTAAGCGCTGGGAAGAGCTGCTTAAACAAGCCTCCGGACGAGAAGCTTTTATAATTAAACATACATTAATTGAAATGCGGAAAGATCAATATGTTATAAAGAATGCATATCGCCGTCCTATTATATTTACAAGATTAACAAGAAGTGGTCCTTATTCCATACCATTACATTGGGATGAATGGATTGAATACGATAATGATGGGAATGCGGCAATCAAATATTCTGGTCTTTCATTTTGTGATTCAAAAATTTGTAGTGAAATAATGCAAGTTTATCCTGCCCTTAAAAATCGTAGTCAAGGTAATTTTTTAGGAGATACTTGGTATATGTGTCTTGATTTTGGGGCACTTATGGATAGAGCACTTGCGGAATATCCTATGTATAAACGAATAGTAGAGTATAAAATGGAGCGAATACCAAATACTGAAATTTAGAGCCTATTACAGAAAGAGTTCGCCTTCACTCACTCTATTGAATATATTAGTAGCCTTTGGCGCAACAAAATACCTAAGCTGATTGCGCAAAAAGCTTAGGACGAATTTTTGCTATGGTATTTTACATATCAAGAGAAAGGAAAATGGAAGCGTTGTTCAAGATGCGGCGAAGTCAAGTTGGCTCATACGCGTTTCTTCTCGGTAAATAAAACTTCAAAAGATGGCTTTTATAGTATATGTAAAAAGTGCCGCAATGCTAAGGGTCGTAAAAAGGAGGCTAAATAATGGCTGATGAAACTTGTTATTGTAAAACTTGTAAACGAACAATGGATTCCGGAGAATTCTATACTTCTAAAAGAGTCGATAAATTTCCGCCTAATGGGAAAATGCCAGAATGTAAAAAATGTTTAACTCGACATGTTGATAACTGGGACCCTCGTACATATCTGTGGATCTTAGAAGATATAGATGTTCCATACATTGAAGATGAATGGACTACTTTATTAAATAGATATGGACAAGATAAAAAGAAAATGACTGGTACTACTATTCTTGGTCGATATCTGTCCAAAATGAAACTTAAACAATTTCGAGACTATCATTGGGATGATACAGAACGTTTAAAACTTGAAGCAGATTAGCATAAAGCAGAAACTATGGCAAGATAGGGTTATAGCGGCGAAGAGATCGAAAAAGCGATTGCGGAAGGCAGTATGCCCGAGCGACCATAGGAAACAACAGAAGAAAGCACTAATACTCCTGCACCTATTGATTTAAATGAACCAGATGGCTTTGAAGATGATTTAACAGAAGAAGATAAGAAATATCTTACTCTTAAATGGGGCAAAGCATATCGTCCTTATGAATGGGTATAGCTTGAAAAATTGTATCAAGAAATGATGGCTGCATTTGATATTGTTACTCCTGCGCACGAAGATTATTTAAAACTTATTTGTAAAACTTCATTAAAATGTCATTAGCTCGTAGATCTTGGAGATATTGAAGGTTTTCAAAAAATGTCTAAAGTTTATGATACTTTAATGAAATCCGCAAAATTTACCGCGGCGTAGAATAAAGCAGAATCTGGTGAATATGTTTCTGCTATTGATGAATTCATACTTCTTTGTGAGCGCGAAGGTTTTATTCCTCGTTATTATGTTGAAGGACCAAAAGACAAGCCAGATGAAACCTTAGCTGATTTGCGCAACTATACACATCGATTAGTTACAGAAGAATTAAATCTTGGCAATCTTATTGAGGGTGCTGTCCGCACAATGGCTCGTGAAGAAGCAAAAGAAGAAGATGAAGATACAACAGATAATCTTGGTTTAACTCTTGAAGAAATTGAGCAAGAAGTTCTTACAGATAATGATTTTCAAGAGTATTATGATGAAATAGAAAATCAAGCTGACGATGATGCAGAAACTATTAAGCAACTCTTGCGAGAGGATGATGGTTAATGGCTCTTCAAGATTTACTTAATTTAAAAAGCGATGTTGATAAAATTGGTTTATCAGAAGAACGTGTGCGCGCATGTATTCCAGTTGCTAGATAGTATATTGCATTTTGGCGCGAATATCCAGATTTATTTGTTGATTTTTTAACTCAAAAAAATAATCCAGAAAATTTTCATTTATTATTTTATTAGAGAGTATTTTTGAGAGCCGCTATGCGTTATAAATATACTTATGCGGTTTTTCCTCGTGCTTATTCTAAATCATTTCTTGCGGCACTTATATTAATTATTAGATGTATTCTTTATCCTGGTGCCAAATTATTTGTTACTTCTGGTGGTAAAGAATAGGCTTCTAGTATTTTAAAAGCTAAGGTCCAAGAACTTTGTCATTTAATTCCCGCACTTTATAAAGAAATTGATTGGTCCCGTGGTAAAACTATGGAAGGAAAAGATTATGTTAAATATGTTTTTAAAAATGGTTCTGTTCTTGATAATATTGCGGCAAGAGAAACTTCAAGAGGTCAGCGTCGTCACGGCGGGTTAATGGAAGAGTGTGTTGGTATTGATGGTACCATTTTGAACGAAGTAATAATTCCTACTATGAACGTTTCTCGTCGAGGACCTTGGGGCGATAAAGATGATAATGAAGTTCTTAATAAATCACAAATTTATGTAACAACAGCTGGATGGAAAAATACATTCGCTTATGATAAATTAATATAGATTCTTGTTTGGCAAATTGTAAAACCAGACCGAGCATGTATCCTTGGTGGTACTTGGCGCATTCCTGTTTTGATGGGACTCTTGGATAATACATTTATTCGAGATCTTAAAATGGACGGCACATTTAATGAATCTTCTTTTGATCGTGAATATGAAAGCCGTTGGTCTGGTACTGTTGAAGATGCTTTTTTTAATGCAGAACAATTTGATCATAATAGAATTTTAAAACAACCTGAATATGAATATTCTGGACGTAGTACTAAAAATGCTTATTATGTAATTGCAACAGATGTTGGACGTAAGGGATGCGATACTGTAAGTTGTATATTTAAGGTAACACCGCAAACTAGTGGATTAGCATTTATTTCTCTTGTTAATATTGATACAATGAGTGACACTCATTTTGAAGATCAAGCTATTAAACTTAAAAAATTATTTTATAAATATAAAGCAAAAGCTATTGTTATTGATGGTAATGGACTTGGTATTGGTCTTGTTGATTATATGGTTAAAGGTCAAACTGATCCAGATACAAATGATATTCTTCCTGATTTTGGTGTTATAAATGATGATGATGGTGAATATAAAAAATATCGTAGTGAAAATTGTGAAGAAAATGCTATGTATATTATTAAAGCAAATGCGCCAATCAATACCGAAGCTCACGCAAATGCTCAAAGCCAAATGTCTTCTGGGCATGTAAAAATGTTAATTGATGAACGTATTGCCAAAATAAAATTAATGGCAACTAAACGTGGTTAGGATATGAAACCAGAAGAAAGGGCAGAGTATCTTAAACCATTTACCTTAACTTCTATATTAAAAGAGGAAATGATGAACCTTCGTGAAGAAAATGAAGGCGTTAATATTATTTTGAAGCAAGCTAATAAAGGAATAAAAAAAGATAAATTTTCTGCTTTTGAATATGGATTGTATTATATAAAATTAGAAGAAGATAAAAAGCGTAAACGGAGAAAAAAACGTTTTTCAGATATGCTTTTTATGAATTGAGGTGTTAAGATGCGTGCTTCAAGAGGCGAAATTAAGATAGAAGAAATTTTACGCGAAAATGAAATGAATTTTACAGAAGAACAAATTTTTGAAGGATTAAATAGTCCGAATGGAAGACCTCTTAAATTTGACTTTTGTATATTTGATGATGATGGTAATATAGATTTTCTTATTGAATATTAGGGAAAATAGCATTACGAACCATCAGCTAAATTTGGCGGGAAAAAAGGT